TTTGTAGAAATTAAAGCCGTTTATGATGTTTTTAATATCATTATATCCTTGCTTGTTTAGTGAGTTAATTAGTTTATTCATATTTAAATACTCCCTTCATTTTCTACATTCATTAATTTACTTGCTTGAATGTCTTCTAGTTTTCTATTCAATTTATTATATTCGTTGTCTAATGGCTTAAATACATCATAATAAATAGCACTATCTATATCTATATTGTTTTCGCTTATATATGTATCTAATCCGTTTTTCTCTAGATACTTACTTAATTCTAAAGCTTTATTTCTTGCTATTCTTAATTTGTTTATTCTCTTATCTAAGTTCATGTTTATTTCCTTTCTTATTTGTTAACTATCTTAATTTAAAGAGTATATATTTAATATGCAAGTATTTTGTTATATTTTTTTGTTACACTTAATAAAAGATATTTAATCATATATTTAAATAGGTTGTAATATTTAAAGTAAATAATAATCAAGTTGACGGCTTAAGCGTCCCATTTACATTAAAAAAGAAAGCCTACTCAATGCGTCCACCTACTACATCTTGTGTATACCTTTAATCACCTAAAGTATTACTTTATATTATTAGAGGAGAACGCCCCTTTAAAAACTTTACATAATATAAATTATCAGAAGATTTTATCCCCCTATATACGTATGATAAATAAAGCCTCGCAACGGCTTCCATCCCACAAAAAATAGGATTTATAATGTCAAAAACCGCCCCACAAAATAAAATTTGATATTAATGTCAAAAATAGTCTATATTTACCCATGGCTAACATACAAAAAATTTCAGAACGTAAAAAAGCAGCAGAGATGATGGCTTTAAATCCCAATATAACCATACAAGAGATAGCAAATAAGCTTAATGTGCACACTCAAACAGTAGTATCTTGGCGTAAAGACCCTAACTTCGTAGATATGGTTTATGGTATCTATATGGTTGAATTTGGCGCAGAAATACCATCTGTATTACAGGCTATGGTTAGGGAAGCTAAGGCAGGAAACGTCCAAGCAGGCAGATTAGTGTTGGAGCATAGTGGTAAGCTTGTAAAGAATATAAACGTGACCATAGACAGCCCTTTTGAGAAGTTTCTTAAAGCAGAGGAAGCAGAAGTAGAGTTTATGGATGCTGAAGTGCAAGATGTTGTGGATGATATTCCAGATATACCAGACGTAGTATTACCTGAGCGTAAAATTGAAGACCAAGTAAAGCGTAAGAAGACCGAATATAAGACTATAGTTAAGGAAATCCGCCATGAGAATAGGAAAAAGAGTAGAAACAGTATGTATAATTGGAAGAAGCGTGCTAAGAAAGTGGGTGTTGAGTTATTACCTGCGGGCAGACCTACTAAGGCAACTATTGAGGCGTGGAAGCAGCAAATAAGAGATAAAGAGCGAGGTGAGTGAAGTATTACCTTGTTATAAGTCTGTTTTTCCATGGAATTGAAGAGATATACACCTGTAACAACCCAAATACGCTAGGTAATGAGCAATTACACATATTATGCGACTGGGAAGATAAAGATTTTATTGTTTACCCTGATGGTCGGAGGATTTTAAGACCAAAGCGCAAAAAAGACAATTTTATTAAAGCATATTACAGAAGGAAGCATTGGTATGCCAAACAGAAAAGCAAAGGCTAGGAAACAATTAAGAAAAAAGAGAAACCAAGAGATAAAAAGACAAAAAAGACGCCTGAAGATGCTAAAAAAGCAATTACGAGAAGACTCAGAGCGTACATAACACGTAAATATGGGAGAATGAATGGCAAAACCTACAAATAAAGAAAGAGACACGCAACTGGCTTGGCTTACAGGTCAAATAAACAACTTAAATAGGGTTTTTGGCGCATACGTTGAATATAGAGGTCAATCTGCTGATTTCCAAAAACATTTAGTTGATTTAAACGAAAAACTAAAAAAAGAAGCTGAGAATGATACAAAAACTAATAATTGAAGCCGCAGTTAAGCTTATAGCTAAACAATTTAAGTTAGATAAGGTTTTGGAGTATGTTGAGAAGCCTAATAGCGCAGATAAGAAGATAAAAAAGCTAGAGAAGCGTGTAAAGTTACTAGAGAAGCAAGCTATTAAGTTTGATTTTAAAGCTAAGTAGGCTATCTAGTAGATTCTACTCCAGATACACCTTGAATAATGACTTTATCGTCTATAGGTATGTCTTCGGGTATTAGTTGGCAGTAGCAGTTTTCCTTACAGACCGAAAATCCACTCGCAGGTAAGCCTTCAGATTGCCAGTTATCCCAAGTATCAACTTGACCAACTCTGGATTCACAATCAGGGCATATTTTAGGGCTTCCGACTGAAACCCAGCGCATCATTACGTTATCCCCATAAATATTATCTTGTCCGACCCTAAAACCTTGCATAACGCCTCCAACAATTCCTCGCTTAATAGTATTTCGGAACTCACCAAAGATTCGCCCTCCCTGTCTAAGGTCATCGGCAAGTATTTGGATAATTGCTCGGTCTCCAACTCCAGAGCCTCTAAGAACTGCAATCTCTCGTTCAATTCTTGAAGCAAATACATCAATTCCGTAAGCAAGTCCGAGGGCAACCCAGAGCAGGGTGTCTTCGTCTTGTTGTTCGACTTCTTCGGCATCTAAAAACTCCTCTAGGTTTTCGTACTGTTCAGGCATTATTTCTTCATGCCTTTGGTTATTTTAGCCATAATAGCTTCCCCAAGCTTTTCGTAATTCTTCTTATCTATGGATTTTGCAAGAAAAGGTCTAGCTGGAACTCTTCCCGTAGTTCCCTGAAAGCCTTTTTCATGCTCTAAAGCATACGAAACCGCTTCAACACCTTTTTTTGTTCCTTTTATAGAGTTATACAATCTATCGGTGTACCTCAAAGGAATATCATTATTAGGCGATGGCTTTGGGTTATGACCAGAAAAAGAACTTAATCCCAAATCACGAGCATTTAATGTACTTGCTTTTAGTTCTGGATTTAACCCTTTATCTATGTTTTCTTTAGATTTTTTGGCAAATTCAGTTGAAATATCAACAACAGACTCGTTTAATATTTTATCTATATTATCTTTTATCTTTTTAAAGCTAAAATTAGATTTGTAGTGAACATTATATAAGTTTTTTGCCAAATTCTTCCCCTAGCTTACGTGCTTTAGTGATTCTGTTAACATTCTGAAGTAAAATCTTATTCGCCATGGACTCAGCCCACGCTTTTGGGTCTGCTATAATTTCGGAAATATCTCCATCAATGTCAATATTTAACTTATTGAGTTCTTTGATTTTGCTGACGGATTCTCTCAAAGATTGATTGTTGCTCGTTTTCTTGCTTGTTTGCGTTGACAATTTCTCTAGCCTCCTCAATAGTTAGGTCTTTATTGTATTTTTGTAGTAATTGTGGCTGTGTAACTAAGTTGTTTTGAAGCGCATGATTTTCAATTAATATCTGGTCTTGAACAGTTTTAGGATATTCTGGCTCTATAAAATCAAGTTTAAGCTCTTTGGGTAGTGATACTCCATTATAAGCTGCAATTTCACGCTCCACAGCATACAATTCATGTTCGTACATTCTCCAGAGCTCTATATCATCTTGATAATCTTCAAATCTCTCTAAGTCTTTAATTTTAAGAGCTATCCCTGACGGAACTTCGCCGCCATCTTGAGCAAACTGCACATACAAGTGATTATTCTGAGCTACGAGGTCTACTTGAAACTTAACACTCTCAATAACCGCCTGTATATCGCCCTGTGGAGCAGCAATACCGAACGTTGAGCCTTCTGGAAGGTCTAAAATAGAATCAGACCCTGCACGCTTCATTCCTTTATCTGAATATACCCCAGTCACGAATGGCTGACCAAACATTTGGAATCTTAGACCCAACTGAAGCTCAGTCATGGTTATATTAACCTGCTCATTGCAATCTACAATATCATTTGCGCCTTCTACAAAGAAAGAGTCCACTTGATTTTCTCTGTGAGTAAATACGAAAGGAATAACGCCATATCCATGCTCATATTCTTCTAATATATTCCCATCCTCGTCATATAGAGCATAAATACTATTATCCCAGTACGCATACTTTAACTTTTCTGTATTAAAGACATCATTTACATTATTTAGTATCGGATATGTGATTGCCGTTGGCACAAATGGATTATCTTCCATGTGAACGTCAAAATAATATACTGGTCGGTAATCAAAGCAAGGATATTCCAAATCATCACGATAAACAACTTGTGTGGCTACAGTTCCAACAAGTCTAGTCATTTTTTCGATATGTTTCATCCTTGCATCTTTTTTGACAGTTAATTTGTCATAAGATTCTCCAACATTTCTGTTTGCCCCAACATTATATATTCGAGACATCTTATTTATAAATCTTTTTGTAAAATTCGCACTATACACAGGGATTTCCCTAAAAGCATCGGCATCAAAGTATCCTTGTATGTATTTTTGAGTCTCAGT